TATATAAACAGTGCAGATAAGAGCTATTTTAATAAAGGTAATTTAATAATTGAGAAAAAAATCAATGGTCAAAATTTACTAATAGCTTTAAAAACTACTAAAAATAAAAACGAAAATTACTTTTTGTCAATGTATTTTGATAACCATAGCAAAAAATAATAGCCTGATTATGAGGACTCCCGCACCCCTCTGTCGCCAGTTGGCCCGGATGGGAGATTTACCGTATCAGACTATCAAATACATTATACCCTATTTTAAAAAGTATTTAAACCCTTTCAAAAGGGCTTTGTAACATATTCAAAGGAGAGAAAATTATGACACAACCACAAAACGGCGGTGTTGCTGCTTCTGACGTTAAAAACGGCACAGCAGGCACTGACGGACAACCTCAAGATGGCGGAAATGACATCGAAAAACAGCTTGAAGAAATGAAAGTTCAAGTGGAAACACTGAAAAAAGAACGTGCCGGGCAGGACAGGAAAATTGCAGAATATTTAAAAGAAAAAGAAAAATTGACATTATCCTCTAAAACGGCAGAAGAACAGCTTGAATATTACAAAAATCAAGCGGCAACATTTGAACGTAAAGAAACATTCCGTCAAGCATTTAAAGAAATCGGCCTGAACCCTGATGAGTTTATTGAAATTGTAGACGAACAAGATGTGAAAATACAAGCAGAGAAGTTTGCAAATTTGTTGAAGTCAAGAACTAATGAAAGCGTACAAGCAGCTCTTGAAAGCTTCAAAACAGAAGAACTCAAGAAAAAAGGGGCAGTCCCACAACCTACAGAAACAGTTCAACAAAAAAATGCCGATGTAAACAATGCAATTAGAGCAGCACTCGGTAGATAAGGAGATTTAATTATGGCAACAGATGTAAACATTATTTCACGTACTAACGCAGATGCGTTAATTCCTATAGAATATTCCAGAGAAATCATACAGAATGTTCCGCAACGTTCGAAACTATTACCATTAATGAGAAGATTACCCAATATGTCAGCAAAACAAAGAGTCTTACCTGTTTTGTCAGCATTGCCGAGCGCATATTTCTTGAATGGTGACACAGACCAGAAAAAAACAACAAATTCAGAATGGGATAAAATCACTTTGACTGCTGAAGAGCTCGCAGTAATTGTACCTATCCCTGAGTCTGTTTTGGATGATTCCTCTTACGATATATGGGGAGAATTAAGACCCCAAATTGAAGAAGCATTTGGGGTTGCTATTGATGCAGCTATTTTAAACGGTACAAATAAACCTACCTCTTGGCCTGAGGCAATCGTTCCTGCCGCTATTGCCGCAGAAAACAAAATTGAAATAGGTACAAATACAGACTTGGCCTCAGATATCATAGGATTAAACGGACTTATGGATTTGGTCGAGTCAGACGGTTACAGAGTGAACGGCTTTTTTGCCGATGGCACAATGGAGGCCAGACTTAGAGATTTAAGAGATAAAAACAATCAGCTCTTATATATGCCTAGTTTAACATCAAGTGTCCCATCTACAATGATAGGTAGACCAATAGAATATGACAACCAAGGTGTTTTTGATGCAACAAAAGCTCTTATGGTTGCAGGCGATTTTACTAAAGCTGTTTATTCTCTACGTCAGGATATGACATATAAAGTCTTAGACCAGGCTATCATCCAAAACACTGATGGCACTATTGCATACAACCTTGCACAACAAGACATGGTAGCATTACGCTGCGTAATGAAATTAGCTGTACAAATTGCTAACCCGATTACTCGTAAAAACGCAACAAGCAGCACACGCTATCCGTTCGCTGTATTGCAACCGAAAGCTACAACATAATTAGTTTAGCCCCCTTTTCTAGGGGGCTTTTTAAGGAGTTTACATAATGGATAAACAACTAGTAGGTGAATTACCTGATATAACAGAATCATCAAATGATGATGAAATTATGGTTATTACAGATTCACAACACAACCAGTTAAGAAAAGAAAAAATATCGAATTTCATAAAGGACTTAGTTTCAAATGATGAAAACAACGGTATCAAGCTCGGTACAGATAATAAATTATTATCCGTTGATGCATCAAATGCTGATAATATAACGTCAGGAATATTAAACCCCGAAAGACTCCCGAATAGCGGGGTTACAGAGGACACTTATGTTTATCCCGATAGTATTACAGTAGATAAAAAAGGCAGAGTCACAAAGATAACAAACGGAACACCTGGCGGTAATAATGCCGACAAAGACCTTTCAAACATAACCGAGGCTGGTAAAGATGTAATAAGAAATACAGCAGGCTCTGGCTTCTCCCTCTTCGACGTGGTAGAAAAAGACCACATCTTGAGCTTTGAGGAGTCAATGGGCTTCGGGCTTTTAGGCACGTACGTGTACAAGGAACCCGTTGCCGGTTCTCGCTACGGCTACCCTGATTTTTACAACAGATGTGTTGAGGAGTTTGAGGCTGCTGTTACACAGGCAGCTTATGCGCCTAACGTTCATAATAAAGGGTGTTTTATTGACTCTAACTCTGTGGTAAGCGGGTTTTCTTTGCGTAACTTTGTACAGCCAACATCCGGTTTTTATCCGAATTATTACGAGGGCCAGCCGTTTGAAATGGGTGTAAAGCTAAATGCAACTGCCCTATCTGGTATCCAAACTTTTGTCGGCAGTGGCGACGGTGTAGACTTTTGCGGGATACTAATGCAGTTTAGCGACAATAAATTACGAATAGGAGCAACCAACAATGGTACAAGCTGGAATATAGTAAATCTGCCAGCGGGAACAAACACTTATAGCATAGACACAGATTACTGGTTTAAATTTGAGTATACAGGTACAAAATATATAGCTAGCTACTCGACAGATGGGGAGACATATACCCCCGACATAGAAATAGAAAACTCGACTGCACCGTCAATAAGAAGCTGTGCATTAGGTAACAATTTGCATGGTACAGGTCTGCAAGATCCTTTAAAAGGCACAATCGACCTTAAGGAATGCTATATCAAAATCAATAATGAAACGGTTTGGCAGGGGGCGTCATACTTAAGTTTAAACAAACACTCTAACGGACACATCTTCTACGACATCGCAGACAAAGCCACTGTTGATGAAATCTTTGCACAACGCGGTGAGGCGTGGTTTTACGGCGTAGATACAGAAAATGAAAGAATCTTTTTACCCAGAGGCACACGTTCGCAGTACACTGTAAACACTGACGAAACAGGCGATTATGTAGAAGCCGGGCTGCCGAATATTAAAAGTGAATCCGCACTTTCATATGAAGATGACAACCCTACTTATGATGTACCACCATTTGTTTATGCCGGTATAAATGGGAATACTACAGGTGGTGCAGGTCAACAAAGAGCGTACAGTTTTGACGCCTCTACGGCCAACCCCATCTATGGCAACTCCGACACAGTACAGCCTTATGCAACAAAGAAACTTTTGTACATTGTAGTCGGCAATGTAAAAGTGCAAAGTGCGGCTTCGGATGTTGTGGATGTTACTACAACAGAAAATGACACTGTGCCGTTGTTTACAGGACAGTATTTCAATTTCAAGCCGAACAACCCCAGCTGGCTCAAAGCCGGTGAACAACAAGACAGCGGAGGCATATACACTTCTTGCTATAACAAACTTGTACAAGCCTTAACCGATAATATCTGGGAAATAAAAGTAATAGACTCCACTACTATGGAAGAGGGTACAGACTACTCCGAGTATTGGATTGTTTATCAAGACGCAATGAGGTTTAGGACTCCGTTAAGGCTTTCCGCTGCTCTTTTGGCGAACAATGCTGGGTGCAAGGGGAATGGCATAACAATAGGGCTAAAAAATGGGGTTGACTATTTCGGCTTGGGATATTCAACCACAGCAGCAAATTATAACCAAACCAACGCGGGTTTATATGGCACTCCTGCTGGTACCCCATTAGACGGACAACCCTCGAGCTGGCCTTATAATTCGTCATTAGGTTTAACAACAGACCCGTCAAAATCAGGCATCATAGTAGACACAACTCTACCTGATGATGTGCAGCTGTACTTCAAGGTTGCAAACGCCGTAGAGAATCTGGATATGCTTAACGCGGGCGAGATTCTTGAGGAATTATCAAACAAGGTTAATGTGTCCAATACCAGCTGGGCAACAAGTGCCTGTATGCCAGATTACTCTGCCGGGGTCTCTATTACGTTCCCGTTTACTGCACAAACTGCGGGTATTATCCAAATAGCAGCACTTAACGGGTATAACAATGTTAACGTAAACGGGAACCAAAATTTCAACGGCATACTTTGTGCGGCGCCTTCAAATTGGAATGGCTCCGTTTTCCCTGTTGACAAAGGTGATGTTATAACCCAAGCAAGCGTTACAGGTACAGCCGCTCAAACATTCTACCCATTGAAAGGAGCTATCATTGATTAAATACGCAAAAGTAATAAACGAACAAACAGGCCTGTGCGAAGTAGGAATCGGCACAAACACCACATTCTACAAATCCATCGGCATGAACGAGCAGGACGTCTCTCAATCGGACATAGACGGCAAGTGGTATTTGTCAGACAAATGCCCGATGAAATCCAATGAAACCAAGCTTGCCGAAGCCAAGCAAGCAAAGCTCAACGAGGCAAGCAACAAAGCCTTTGAATATAGAGATAAAACTGGTACTGTTTCATTCGACGGCAGACCTGTGGAGCCTATTATGCCTATGACAGAGGGTGAAGAGCCCCCAGCTACAATAACCGTTCACACAGAGCTTTTAAATCAAGATGATATGTTTCAGCGTGTCATAGGCTTCCAACAGGGCATTTTTACGCAAGACCAAATATACAACACAAAAGAGGATATCCCCGTCTACCTGAATGCGCAAGAAGCACAGGCCGTTTACTTCGCTATAGTTGCACGTGCTCAAAAACTGTGGGTACAAGACTATATGACATACAAATCAATGATTGAAGCGTGCACCACTGCTGAAGAAGTCAATGCAATTGTGATTGATTATGACAATGTACCTGTAATTCAAGAGCCGGAAGCACCTGAAGAACCAACAGAAGAAACAACCGAGGATTTCTCGGATGTTGAGGAGGAACATGAGAATAAACCCGACAAAACCACACCCGATGCCGGTGTTCAAGAGGTTCAGGAAGACACTGCAGGAGAGATTGAACAATGACAAAACAAAGACCTGTACAAGCACAGGAATGTTTAGAACATCATATGCTTTTAAAGGGTCAGCTGGATAGAATAAATCATTTTCTGTTCGGAGACCCGGAACACCCTGATGATTTATCAGTGACAGCAAAAGTAAACCTTATGTTTAATGTACTACTTGAAATAAAACGCTGGGCAATAGGAGCTGTATTTACCTTTGCCGGATGCTTAATATTTCTTGGCAGCCACTTTGCAAAAATGGATAATATAACGATAAAACTTGATGAACATATTAAGCAAACCGATACAAGGCTTCAAAGCTTTGAAAAACGTCTTGTTAATGTTGAGTCGGTGATTTACAAGGGGGGTAAATGAACAAAATAATCATCCACTGGACAGCCGGAACCTATCAACCAAACACAACAGACCTTGAACACTACCACTTTTTAATTGACGGTGAAGGTAAAAAACACAATGGAAAATTCAAACCCGAAGATAACGAAAATTGCAACGATGGCAAATATGCTGCACACACAGGAGGTGGCAATACAGGCGCAATCGGCGTCAGTATGTGCGCTATGGCTGGCTTCAACTCTACTGCTTCTTGTGGCAACTATCCTATAACACCCGTTCAACTTGAGGCGTGTTTCAAGCTCTGTGCCGAGCTTTGCAAAAAATACAACATACCAGTTGAAAACGTTTGGACACACTACGAGTTTGGAATAAACCACCCCGACACTACCTCTCACGGAAAGATAGACATTATCTATCTACCCCCGTACCCTCTCGTAAAACGCAACGAAGTCGGCGGGTTTATAAGAAGCAAAATCAGATGGTATTTGAACAAGTTATAAAAGAAAGAGGCTTGTAGACAGACAATGACAATTGAAATAAAATAATTTCAGGGTAAGTACCTCGAACCTCCACGACACACGCATTTACTAAGAAAGCGGTCGAAAGGAGGTGGTAAATATGAGCTTATTGCTTTTTCAACTTTTTGATTTACTAGTCAAAAAGTATAAAGAAAAAGCCCCAGAGCTGGAACTCTTGGAGCTTTTTCTAAAGTCTTAAGCTTATAGGGTACTAAGTGAAGTCCTAATGAAGTAGCTTTCTTTAGGGCTTCCCCCTACATGAATATTATTTACTCCAATCCCTTGTTTGTCAAGCCTTGCAAAATTAGAAAGGCGGAAAAAATGGACGAAAAAATGAAAAAAGCATTACTTGACTGCTGCGAAAGAAACTGCAAAGTGATTTCACCAGATGTTGTAGCATTCGCAAAAGACCTTGTAAACACAGCTATTTTAACCTCTGAAAACAAAATTGATGATATGTTTACACCAATCATCAACAAAGGTTTTGAGGTTCTTGATGAATATCTCTTAAAACAGATTGATAAAATAGACGGAGCAACAGCATAATGTTTGATGTCCCAAAAGCTGTTGAGTCTGTATCAAACGCAATAAAAGGCATATTTGACTACGCCTCAACATCCAAAGAACACCAGTCCGAAACGCAGATTATCAAAGATAAAAAGAGGCTAAAGAAAGCCACAGATATTGCAGAAGATGCTTTCAAGCTTATGTTTAAAAACTTTGAAAAGCTCTCGGAATTTGACCAAAAACGTCTTAACAATCTTTACGATAAATTTCAAGAGTACAACTAAACATATACTTGATGCAGCAACGCCCTCTACATTTCGTAGGGGGCTTTTTATATCTTTTCAAAATTATACAAAACTTTTGGACTTCTTACAGGATTATCCATATATGTGCCCGATAGAATCGGAGTAGGCAGAATTCTGTATGTACAGTTGAATATATTACTCAATTCGTTTTTTAACGTGCTTAAAACTTCCAGAGTCGCTTCTTTTTGGTTTAACTCAATATTTATATTATCGTTTAAAGTATTTATTCCAATATGCAAAAACGAAAGAGCACACATCTCTTTAACACGCTGTTTTAACAACTCAGCTTTTTCAAATTTTAATTTTTCACATTCAAGCATAAACAAATCCCTATGCCATGCATGATACGAGAAAAAGAGAATTATGCAATTAAATAAGTTTCAAGTTTCTCAAAAAGAATTAATGTATTTTGGGA